CTAACACATCTAATTTAGCTCCTGAGATATCTTCAATATTGTACGAACCTTACGAACAATTCGATGGTAGTATGAGTACATTGTATACTGATTTCTCTAAACAAATTTTTGATATAGTTTCAAAACCGGAAAAAGAAGATACTTCAATCTATTACTATGGGGCAATACCAACTAGTGTTTATTCAGGATTAAGTGAAGTATATACAGGTGAAACAAATGTTTATGAAGTTGATAATGTAAGTGCTAATTTATGTAATTATTCTGCACCACAAAATGACCCTTGGTATTACTCATTATTTGATAATATTGGTGATGCTGCTTATACAGGGTTTTCATTTTGGTCTGTTGTAACAGGATTAACATTAACACCTATTATTACAACAACAACTACGACTGACCCACATACAACAACTACTACGACTGACCCATGTACGACTACAACATCAACATCAACTACTTCAACAACAACCGCAAAACCGGTTCATTGTTATACAGGTACATTGATAGGTGTTATTTATGTCTACTCGGGAACAGCATATACAGATTATGATGATTTAGTAATCGCTACGTTACGTTCAAGAGGTCTTTCAACATATGGTTTAGATGATGGTCCGGTTTATGAAGTGTCAGGATTAACTGATGTTACTTTAGATTGTACAGGAACATATTCTGGTGTAACTAAAAATCCATTTTCAACTTTTGGTGTTAACATCACAAGTAAAGATGGTGACCAATATTTCTTTGAAACATCCTTTTCAAACTCTGACCCTAAATATGTAAGTAAAGTATTTGGAGCGTCTAACTTCTCTAAACCAAGAACTGTAGTTCCGTTATTTGTTGAAGAAAGATTCCAAGCTTTATTAACAAATGCTTGGAGAATGGGTTATATTAGAGGTTTAAATTGTGAATTAACTGCTTTACCTGATGCTCGTCAAGAGGCTAACCCAACATCAATAGCATTTTATTTAGAAAAATATCAATCTCCGGTATCACCTTGGGTTGTTTCTGAATTAAGAGGTAATAAAGTTTATAACTTATTTAAATTTACAACAATTGCTGATGGTGATTCTGCTAACGTTGATATTAAGATATCGTTAGCTAATATGTCATTTAACAATGGTACTTTTGATGTATTGGTTAGAGATTTCTTTGATACAGATTCTGCACCGGTTGTTCTTGAAAAATATACTGATTGTACAATGAATCCTCAAGAAAATTCATTTGTTGGTAAAAAAATTGGTAGTTTAGATGGGGAATATCCTTTATTATCAAGTTATATTATGGTTGAGATTAACGAGGATGCTCCGATAGACGCACTTCCTTGTGGATTCTTAGGATATGATTATAGAGAATATGCTGGTGTAAGACCACCATTCCCATTAATCAAAGCTAAATACTACTATCCTGGTGAGGTTGTTTATAACCCACCATTTGGTTTAGCATCAGGTGCGGACGACACAACTACAAGTGCGGGTGATAATGTAAGAAGAACTTACTTAGGTATTTCAGATACTGAAGGTATTGACGTTGATTTCTTCCAATATAAAGGAACAAGAATTCCAGCAAGTGTATGTTTTAATACTGAAGGTTTACCTTGGAACTTTAGAACAAAAGGATTCCATATGGATAAAAACGCAAGTGGTATTACAATTCCTAATGTGTTTGTTACTAGTGGTACACCGGCGTTCTTCTGTGGTGATGCACCATTTACGTCAGACCCTGATGACCCTGAAAATCCTTATTATAGAATTTTTGCTCGTAAATTTACTTTACTTGTTAAAGGTGGTTTTGATGGATGGGACATTTATAGAGAATTTAGAACAAATAAAGATGAATTTGTATTAGGTAGACGAGGTTACTTAAAAGGAGCTTGTTCTACCGCAAGATACCCTTCCGCGACAGGTTGGGGTGCATTCAAACAAATTAGTGTTGCAGGTAATACTCAAGATTTTGCGAATACCGATTATTACGCTTATTTATTGGGTCAAGAAACATTTGCAAATCCTGAAGCGGTAAACATTAACGTGTTTGTTACACCGGGTATTGATTATGTAAATAACTCTAATTTAGTTGAAAATGCTATCGATATGATAGAATATAGTAGAGCGGATTCATTGTACGTTTGTACAACACCTGACTACAAGATGTATGTTCCTTCGACAGGTAATCAATTTGATTTTATTTACCCACAAGAGGCAGTAGATAATTTAGCAAATTCAGGTATTGACTCTAACTACACGGCTACTTACTACCCTTGGGTATTAATGAGAGATACGGTTAACAATACACAAATTTACTTACCAGCAACTGCTGAGGTAACGAGAAACTTAGCGTTAACAGACAACATCGCTTATCCTTGGTTCGCGGCTGCGGGTTACACGAGAGGTATTGTAAATGCGGTTAAAGCGAGAGTTAAATTGACTCAAGAGAATAGAGATACTCTATATCAAGGTCGTTTAAATCCAATCGCAACGTTTTCAGATGTTGGAACAGTAATTTGGGGTAATAAAACTCTTCAAATTAGACAATCGGCTCTTGATAGAATCAACGTAAGAAGATTATTACTTCAAGCTCGTAAATTAATATCCGCAGTTTCTGTTAGATTATTATTTGAACAAAACGATGCTAAAGTAAGACAAGATTTCTTAGATTCTGTTAATCCAATATTAGATTCGATTAGAAGAGATAGAGGTCTTTACGATTTCCGAGTAACAGTTTCGTCTGACGCAGCTGACTTAGACAGAAATCAAATGACAGGTAAGATTTACATCAAACCAACCAAATCGTTAGAATTTATAGACATTACGTTCTATATCACTCCAACAGGAGCATCTTTCGAGAATATATAATAAATAAAATTATGGCCCATTGTAATAGTGGGTCATAATTAAGCCAAATAACAATTATGTTTAATAAAAAAATTTTAAAAGAAGGTATTGATGATGCAGGGGCACCTGATGAAAAATACTACGCATTTGATTGGGATGATAACATTGTTACAATGCCAACAAAAATTATTTTAAAAGATGATGAAGGTCGTGAAGTAGGTATGTCCACTGAAGATTTTGCAGATTATAGAACGGAAATTGGTAATCAACCATTTGAGTATAATGACCGTACTATTGTTGGTTTTGCTGATGAACCTTTTAGATATTTTAGGGATAAAGGTGACAAACAATTCATTGTTGATGCTATGTTAGCAAAACCAGGTCCGGCTTGGGGTGATTTTGTTGAGGCAATCAATAATGGGTCAATTTTTTCTATAGTAACGGCAAGAGGTCATAATCCGAATGTACTTAAACAAGGTGTTTATAATTATATTGTGTCAAACACAAACGGTATAAATTCTAATGAATTAATTAAGAATTTAGAAAAGTATCGAGATTTGGCGGATGAAGAAGAATTATCTAAATCAGAAATGATAAAAGAATATTTAGATATGTGTCGTTTTTATCCTGTGTCTTTTGGTGAGGGTTCTGCAACAAATCCGGAAGAAGGAAAAATTAAAGCTTTAGATGAGTTTGTTGAATACGTTAAGAAAATGTCTAACCATATTCAAAAACACGCTTACTTTAAAAATAAAATTAGTAATTATTTTGTACCTAAAGTAGGTTTTTCTGATGATGATATAAGAAATGTGGATGTAGTTAAAAAACATTTTGAGAAAGACCCTGAAAATATTATTAAAACTTATTCAACAGCAGGAGGAATAAAAAAAGAATATTAAATAGTTATAATTAAAAAGAATTAATAAAAAAAACTAGTAAATAAAAAAACTAGTATTAAATAAACTGGACTAGAAGAGAATGATAATAAATTAAATTCTAAAAGTCAACTAAAATATTTTTTAAATAGTGATATTTATTAAATAAAGATAAAATAAATAAAATTAAAAACAAATTGAAATGGCTGATTTATTAATGAAAATGCCCATACCTTACGAACCTAAAAGACAAAATAGGTTTATATTACGTTTTCCTTCAACATTAGGGATTAATGAATGGTTCGTAGAATCGGCAGCAAGACCAAAAATAACAATTAATCCTGTTGCGATTCCATTTTTAAACACTGAAACATATGTTGCCGGTCGTTTTACTTGGGGTACAATAAATGTTAAATTCCGTGACCCAATTGGACCTTCAGCGTCTCAGGCACTTATGGAATGGGTACGTTTATGTGCTGAATCAGTTACCGGACGTATGGGGTATGCTGCGGGTTATAAAAAGAATGTTGACCTTGAGATGTTAGACCCAACGGGTGTAGTTGTTGAGAAATGGATATTAGAAGGAACTTTCTTATCAGATGTTAACTTTGATTCATTAGCGTATAATACAGACGCGTTGGCAACAATATCTGCGGTATTACGTATGGATAGATGTATATTAGTTTACTAAAAAAATACTTTATATTTAAAATTAAGAATCCACATATTTTTGATATGTGGATTTTTTATTAACTATTGATAAAAAAACATATACGATTATATTTTATAATAAAAACAAATTTATATGGACGAAAGTTTAATTAACGCAGCAACAGAAAATTTCACATTACCGCATGATGTGGTATCATTACCGAGTGGTGGAATTTTTTATAAATCCAAAAAAAAATCGGTTAAAGTAGGTTATTTAACAGCATCTGATGAAAATTATTTGATTGGAGCGATGGCTGGTAAAGAAAATATTGTATTTACTTTATTAAGAAATAAATTGTATGAACATGATTTACGTCCTGAAGAATTAATGGATGGTGATGTTGAAGCAATTTTAATCTTTTTAAGAAATACTTCTTTTGGCCCGGAATATATTATTAATTTAATTGACCCAAGTACTAATAAAACATTTTCACACACTGTTGTGTTGGATGAATTAAATATTAAACAATCTAAAAATCAACCTGATGAAAATGGTTTTTTTACTACAACATTACCTAAAACAGGTGTTACGGTTAAATTAAGACCTACCACTTTTCATGATACTATTGAGTTGGATAAAATGGTTGAACAATATCCTGTTGGAAGACAAGCTCCAAGAGTAACATGGAAATTACAAAAACAAATTGTTGAGATTGATGGTGATAGCGATAGAGGTAAAATTGCAATGTTTGTTGATACGTTACCTATTATGGACTCTAAATACATAAGAACTTTTTTAAGAGAAAATGAACCGTCATTAGACCTTAAAAGAACTGCAACCGCCCCATCAGGAGAATTGGTATCTTTCGAGATAACCTTTGGGGTTGAGTTTTTTCGGCCTTTCTTTTAACTATCGACAACTTCTAATTGAGGAATATTATTTGATGGCTAAATTTATTAGAACATCGTATAGTGACTTCAACGAGATGCCTACTTATGTTAGGAAATTTTTAATAAACAGAATTCTAGAAGATAATACACCAAAGACCTAAATTAAAATGTGTCTTTGGTGTATTTATTTATAAAACAAATTTAATATGCAAGATACGAGTAGTTTAGATGCTAGTGGACAAAAAGGTAAAGATATCCTTGATTCGTTTGGTGAAGCTTTATTGAGTAATTTTAGTACCGCGGCTGTTGGTAAAGTCGTTGCTGAACTTGATAAAGGAGCTAGTACCCTTTTAAAACAATTTGGTATGGGTCAAGAAATGGCTCAAACATTAAGAGCCACTATGGCTGAGGCGGTTACTGATGTTAGAACTTTAGGTGGGGATATCGCGGACGTTATTAAAACACAACAGGACGCTTCAAAGGCGTTACAACGAAACGTAATATTATCTGCGGAAGTAAATAAAGACCTTTACGCAACAATGAAAGTGACTGGACAAGAAGTTGGTACATTAGTGTCAGGATTTAAAGATGTTGGAATTGGTGCGGGACGAGTTGCCGGTGAAATGAAAAAAGTTGTTGATATTGCTACTCAGTCAGGTGTAAATGCCTCGGATGTTTCGGCAAAAGTTTTACAAAATATGGATGCCCTTAACAAATATAATTTTGAAGGTGGTGTATCCGGTTTGGCTAAAATGGCTGCTCAAGCGAGTATGTTAAGAATTGATATGAGTCAAACATTGGCGTTTGCGGAAAAAGTATTTGACCCGGAAGGTGCTATTGAAATGGCGGCTGCAATGCAAAGATTAGGTGTTTCTCAAAGTAGTTTACTTGACCCACTTAAAATGATGGATTTAGCTCAAAATGACCCTGCGGAATTACAAAATCAAATTGCTCAAATGAGTAAACAATTTGTTCAATTAGGTAAAGATGGTAATTTTGAAATTATGCCGGGTGCGAAACGTCAAATGAGAGAGATATCCAAAGCGATGGGTATACCTTATGAACAATTGACTAAAATGGCGATAGGTAGTGCTGATTTGGAACTAAAAATGAGTAAAATCCGTTTTCCTGATTTACCGGGATTAGATGAAGATAAGCAAAAAATGATAGCCAATATGGCTGAAATGGGTGCGGGAGGTAAATATGAAGTTCAAGTTAAAGATGAGCAAACAGGACAAACAATTACTAAAGCTATTGATGAATTAAATGCAACAGATGTCGCCAATCTTGAAAAAATGGCTAACACCGCTCCAAAAACAATGGAGGAATTGGCTGTTAGTCAATTAAGTGTTACGGAAAAAATGGCAGCTGATATAAAATCATTAGCGGACCAAACAGGTTTAGGTGTTGCAAAAACTAAAGCGATGGGTAGTGGTATAAATCTTCTTAGGGATACTTCTACAGCTGTTAGAAAAACACTTTCACCAAAAGAGATGAGTACAAAAAATCTTGCATCATCAATTGACTCAGGTATAGATAAAAGTTTAGATGTTCTTAAAAGATTAACAGATGGGGAAATAAGTCAATTAGAGGCAAGACAAGAAATTGGGAAAAGTTTATCAAAATTAGGGTCATTACTTAATTCAGCTTATGATACCGGAATGAAAAATGCTGAAGAAGAATCTAAAAAAATAAAAGACGATTATCCTATATTTGACCAACTTAAAAAACTTATGTCGGGTGATATAACTAAGGCGGAAAGTAATAATAAACAGAATACAAACATTACTCAAACAGAAATTAGTAATGTTAGAAATACCTCAACAATTCCTACTAATACCTCACAAACGACAACTAATCCATCTACTGATAGACCAATTGAAATAACATTAAATCACAATATAGATTTAAAAACAACAGGTAATGTTGATACTAACCAAATAGTAATGGCTCTTAAAAATACTGACGTTCAACAAGGTATGGTCGGAGCGTTAAAAGAGGCGATATATAGTAATGGTTTAATGGCTCCAACGGCAAACAAAACACAATTAATGAATAGTAATATAAGCGCGAGTTCATTAGTATAAAATAAAGTACAATCTATTTATAGATAAATCAGAATATATGGCAGAGAGTTCATTATCATTTGCATCCACGTCTTCCTTTAGAAATTCACTAATGGTTAAAAACTTGGCACCTTACAGTGTTCAGGGAGTGTATACCCCACCTGTGAGTCAAGTTAATTATGAAACAATTTTAAGTATTAGTAATGTTATTGATTCTCCGGGTGAGTTAATTACTAATGGCTCTTATTCAAATTTATTATATCCGTTAAATGAATATGGTCCTGATGGGGGTTATAGTACTCAAATAAATTTCAACGGACCTCCTTTACCTGTTGCTTCAAATCAAGGAGAATATAATCCTAATGATACTGTTTTAGATTTAGTAAATGAGTTTTTCATTGATGCTGCTTATATTCAAAACAGATATGGTCCTCCGGGAAGTTTTAATGATTTAGTAATTATTACTGATGTTGAGAATAACAATAAGATTTATCAACCTTATTGGGAACCGCCAAGTTTTGCTCCGTCATCATATTCACCATATAATATTTTATTATCACCAAATCCTATTGGTAGTAATGGATTATTGTCTCAAGATTCATTTATTGCTAGATTTGGGGCGACTGAATTAAATTCTTTATTGAAAAAAAGGATTGATGCTGAGTTATTTCAAAACACATTAGGACAAATCAATTTACAATCTCTACAAGACCCGTTTGAGATTAGTATGATGTTGTCAGGTCAACAACCTTTAGTTTATAAAAATTGGAAGATTACCGTACCTGAAAATCCTGTTGTTGCAGCTGCCGACTTCTTAACAAGATTAGCGGGGGCTTATTGGCCTGTTTCATTAATACCTGGTGATTATTTTAACGATAACAACGAAAATAGTCAAACACAACAAACATCAAACGCATTAAACACCGTAAATCAATTAACAGGTGGTTTATTAGGTCCAATATTAAATCTTAATAGAAGTGGTTCACAAATATTCTTGGCAAACACCGGTAACGGACAAAGGTCAGTTTTATTTGCAAATATTAATTATAACAGATATCAACCATCGTATGATAAAGATTATGGTTTATTGTTTGGAGTTGCACAAGGTTTAGTTAACTTATTAGTTCCAAATATTAATCCGGGTAATGGTACATTAGTTGGTGGTTATTATGTTGGTAATAGAACATCAGAGCCGTCTTATATTACTTCACCCCCAAATCAAATACCTGTTAACGCCTTTGGTCAACAAGACCCTTCACCTGTATACGGTCCATCAGAGATGGGTATTTTGTATGAAGGTAATGAATCTGCACTTAGTAATTTTGGTTTAGGAGGAAGGTCTTATAGTGATGGTGGTGGTATTGATGGTGGATTTGTTTGGGTGTCTCCAAAATATAAAGCCAATGCCGGATTCCGTGCAATACCGGGTGGTGGTTCAGGAACAATGGATGAGGATTTTCAATTGGTTAGTGGAAACATTACAAGAGATGAATCAACAAACATTGAGTTCAAAGAAACTTCCATATTAGACCAAACTCAAAGATTAATTGACTCGGCTGATGGTGTTACGGGTGAAGCCCGTTTAAAACACGTTGGTAATGCGATGAATCAAATTAGTAAGGTATTCCACGATGGTTATAAAGAAATTACTAAAGGTTCTCAAGTTTTATCATATACGGATAATACAACAGGTGGTGATGCCGGTATAGAATATTGTAGGGTTTTTACTAAAGATAATCCGTATTACGCATATAATGATTTACAAAAAACAGATGGTATAACTACTGCGGGTAGAAGATTTACTCATTCCGTTTTAGATAACACATATAATTTGAATATTGCTCCGTTGAGAAATCCGGGGTCAACAAACATCATTGCGAATAATGTTAATGGAACGGGGGGGTATGCTAAAAAATATATGTTCTCAATTGAGAACTTAGCTTGGAGAACATCAAGTAGACCTGGATTTACTTATGATGAATTACCTGTTTGTGAAAAAGGTCCAAATGGGGGTAGAGTTATGTGGTTTCCACCATATGATTTAAAATTCTCGGATAGTAGTACCGCTAATTGGAATGATACTTCATTTTTAGGTAGACCTGAGCCAATCTATACATATAAAAACACAAGTAGAAGTGGTCAATTAAGTTGGAAGATTATTGTGGATAGTCCTTCGGTTATGAATACTATTGTTGAAAAACAATTAAAAGGTCAGAGTAAAGAAAGAATTAATTCTATAATTGATTCATTCTTTGCGGGATGTGTTAAATATGATATTTACGATTTGGCGTTAAAATTTAATACTATACCAACAAAAGATTTATATACGTATCAAGAGATTTTAAGTAATCCAAGATTAACGGATGAAGAGTTAAAGAATGTTAGTGCAAGTATACCAAGAGAAAATTCAGTACCTCAAGGGGGTGCGGGAACACCTGCAGATGCTGTGGTTCAAACGGCAAATCCTGATACATCAATTGATGACTTTAAAAAGAATTATTCTCAATTGGCATTTTATTTTGATAATGACATTCCTGACCCTAAATCAGATGGGGTTGTGTCTTCAGTACCATATAATATAACATATTCTGCTTATACTGCACCATCAAACATTACAAAATATGTAGATACCTCAAGTGGAATATTTAATACGGGTAGTGTTAATAGAAACGTAAAAGAATTCTTTGATAATATTGTAATATCAAATTTTAATAAAATAGCTAATAATAGTAGCAATTTTATTGTTGATGCTTATAACATATTAAAAGAAAAAAAAGGGACTATTAGTATTCAAATGGTTGGGTCAGCATCTGCAACTGCGAGTGTTAAATATAATGAAAATTTATCTAAACGAAGAAATGACTCAGTAATTCAATTTTTAAAAACATATAAAATTGGGGACGCTAATTTATCAACATTTTTTGAAGATAAAACATTACAAATTACATTACAAAGTGGTAAAGGTGAACAAATTGTAATACCTCAAGGTGAGTCAGGTAGTGGTTCTCAAGTTGATTGTAGTAAAGACATTAAATCAAATACAAATACAGAAACTTCAAATAATTTGGCTCAAGTATTTTCAACTGACGCTATGGCGTGTAGAAGGGTTAAAATTAATAGTATTCTTGTTACTCCAACAGTAACAACTACTACGACAACTCAAAAAGTTGAAATTATAACACCTGATGTTAGTGGTACAACAATTAACACAGTTAAACCGGTTCAAACTGTTGAAATACAACAAAAATTAAAAGAAGGTATTGGTAAACGAATTATTAGACAATTATTAACAGAGTGTGATTATTTTGACGTTATTAAAGAAACTAATCCTATGGTGTATGGTTCTATAGCGGATAAAATTAGATTTTTTAATCCAGCTTTTCACTCTATGACACCTGAAGGATTAAATGCCCGATTGACTTTTTTAAATCAATGTGTTAGACCTGGTGAAACCATACCTGTTATTGGTGTTGATGGTAAACCAAAATATAATGACGCGGTAAATACTGCCTTTGGGGCACCACCGGTTTTAGTATTAAGAGTTGGGGATTTTTATAATGGTAAAATAATTCCAAAAACAATTTCATTTTCATATGAGCCATTAATATTAGATATGAATCCTGAAGGTATCGGTATCCAACCAATGATAGCAAATGTTAATTTAAGTTTTGATATGATTGGTGGTATGGGATTAGCTAGACCTGTGGAACAACTACAAAATGCGTTATCATTTAATTTCTACGCTAATACTGAAATTTATGATGAAAGAGCGACATGGACTGAAGATACTTCAGCTTTGGATGCTAAATTAGTTCAGTCAATATTAGATGCACAACCACCGGTTACAGTTAACAATGTTCAAAATGGTGTGGTTAATGATGGTGGAAATACGATTGGAGATATCTTAACTAATATTCCTGTAACAAGTGGTCAAACAGGTGAAATTACCTACATGACTATAATGGATAAAATATTAGATTCAACACAAGAATATTATACAAACATACTAAATCAAAGTGATAGTATTGTCAAATCTTACAATTATGGTGTTTGGCAGTTAATTACTCAAGATAGATTATATACTTCCGGAGAAATAAGTTTAAATTCTAGTAGTATATTGGCGCCAATTTATGGGAAACCGGAAGGTGTTGAAACTAAAGTGGATTCATTGTTTAGTACGTTTATTTCAGATATAAATGCGGATAATCCAACAAATAAAAATTACATCATATCACGATTAGTTGGTTTTAAATTTACGGATGCAACAATTCAAAGAGTTAAAACAAATATGAATCAATATATTAACTCATTAAAAGGTGATTATAGTAGTGGTTTATTTACTAAAATTCAAGAAATAGTTGTCTTGGAACAAAACATGGTTCAGATAATTAGAAAAATCAATTTAGTTACAACTAAAACTGATGGTAAGATTTTAGATACGGGTGTTCCTCGTGTTTATACTATATCAGGTACAACTGAAGTTAATAGTGCTAGTCTTGGGTCTCCATTGGATACGTATGTGGAATTATGTGATGATTATCGTTTAGTTGGTCTTAGATTAGATGAGTTTAATCTTTTAATGGATGCTGAAAAAATAATCACAACTGTTACATCACCATATGAAGGTCCGGGTGAATTTGAGCCAAAATCTAAACAATTTGAAACGGCATCAGTTGAAGATAAAAGACAATTCATGGTAATGGCTCAAATATTTAACGATAAAAATAAATTAACACAATTTATAAACGCTATTATTAGTGGTGAGTTAAAGAATGATAATAAATTGGTTAGAAAATTTAATAATATTTGTGATGATTTTGCGGATTTAACTAAAAAAGAGTTAGTTGCTGAGCAAAAATTTATTAAAACAATTAGGGATAAAGAATCATATTCAAAATTTGTGAACCAACCTGCTTATCCTAAAGGTAAGTTAAGAAAATTTACATATACAACAGTTCCTGACCCTGCAACAGAAGCACAACAAAAAACGGATATTGCTAATTTATATAAAACGGTTAACGTAAATAATGATAAATTAACTTTTGATGGCAAAATAAAATTTGATTAATTATGGGTACTAAAGATTATTATAATAGATACAATAATTTTATTGTTAATGGACGACAAACCGTTGTTCCATATATTACTCTGCCAAGTAAATCCACAGATAAAAAATATATTTTCAAAGTTGCTCAATCTAGATTAGACAAAGTTTCACAACAATATTATGGGACACCTTTTTTTGGTTGGTTAATATTACAAGCAAATCCAATATACGCAGGCCAAGAATGGAATATCCCTGATGGGGCAATCTTGACAATCCCTTATCCTTTAATAGCATCATTACAGGATTACAACAATGACCTAGAAAATTACTTCTTTTATTATGGTAGATAAATCGGAAAATATATTAGTTGAGTTTGATTATAATAACATATCAATCATAGACCCAAATAAAGTCATAGACAGTGACGGAAAAGTACAAGAAAGATATGTTAAACAAGAAAATTTAGTGATGTATGCTAATTTAGAGTGTAAAGTATTACCACGTACTAAATTAGCACTTGGTGTTGCAAATAACGACCAAGTACAAACAGTTTCAATTGCCAGTATTAATTTTTTAAAACCGGGTGATAAAACATTTTTAGATAATTCATATACTGATGAAATAACAGGTAAAGATACAATCACCGGTAACGGTGTAAATCAACCAAAATTAACATCAGTATCAAATTCAAATAAGAGTAGTGATTATTATATTAAACAAACAATTAACTCGGGCGGTAAACAAGCATCTGTTGATAATGGGTTATTAGGTATTACGTCAATTAACATTAGACAAGGATTAGATTTTTTACCATCAATTACTATTGACTTAGAAGATGTTAAAGGTAGAGCTATGTTTGAGGCCGGTGATAATTCACCATACGCGGCATTTTTTAATTTACCTTACCCGATGTTTCAATTAACAATAAAAGGTTTTTATGGTAAAGCGGTTAAATTACAATTAATGTTACAAACATTTTCATCAAGATATGATACGTCTAATGGTAATTTTAAAATCAAACTACATTTTTACACATACAAATATACATTATTGAGTGAAGTACCTATGGCGGCGTTGACGGCTGTTCCACATATGTACCAATCTAGAGTTAATATACAAACGACTAAAGGTGGAGCAACCAACTTTTCAAATGTTCAGAATTCAATAGTTTCAAGAGGATATCAAAAGGTTAGAGAGTTATATAGTGAATATAAATCAAAAGGAATGATACCTGATGATTTTCCGGAAATAACCGTTGTTCAAATGAGAGATAGAATTGAAAATTTTATTAAAAATATTTTAACTTCATTCTCACAACAAAATTTAGACCCATTAACATATGTTGAGGAATATCAAAGATTATTAGGTAATTTGGATAAAGATGTTTACGCAGGGGCGGGAACGTCTTGGTTTTTCAAATATATGGATACTGAGAATTATTTGGTTATGAAAGGGGTTAATGGTCTTACAGAGGGTAGTAAAGTTTATACATTTAAACGTGAAATAGATACTCAAACAAAACGAACCGCAGCATTAAGTGAACTACAAGGTATTATTAGTAAGGCAAAAGAAAAAATGGATGAGAATCCTGTTTGTGGTGTAAAAGGTAAATACACTATTGACGGTAAAACAAATACTAGTTCAAGTGTACCATTTGATATTAAAATAGATATTTTCCCAATTGAACCAAAATATGGTGATGTAAATCTTTTAGAAACTTATCGACAAAGAAAAAAATTATCAACAACACCAAGTCCTGAGCAACTTAAACAATTTGATAATGAATTAGCGACACAAGGTATTTTTAACTCATTAGTCATTGTAAATAAAAAAGGTTCGGAAGAAAAAAAATTCCAATTTTATACCTTTGAAGGTAAAGGTCGATTTGAAGATTTAATCAATCAAATGGGTACTAATGTAAAAAAAACTAAAGAAAATATCCAAGAAGAATTAACAGAGGCTTTAACTAATTTATTACAAAAAAAAGATAATGGTATTGGATTTGTTCCAAATATCCGAAATGTTCTTGCAGTTATTTTTGCAAACGGAGAGGCGTTTTTAAGGTTAATGGATGACGTTCACGTTCAAGCTTGGAATTTAAATGATACACAAATTAAAGCTAGAAGAAATTCGATTTTAAATCCGGAAACAGCAAATGCGTGTGTTGATAACGTATCATCAGGAGATAATGAAACATTACCTATTTATCCGTGGCCTCAAATGTTGACGGCAACTTCAGGTAAAGATGGTCGTGAAATGTTTGAATTAACTTATCCGGGAGATAAAAATGTTATAAATCAAACTAAAGCGTATTTAACAGATTTATGGCCAGAAGTAGAGTTTGTAGAAGAGTTTATTAGAGCGACAACTCAAACGGTAAAACCACCTGCTGACCCTTTAACAACTGAAAATCCATTAACTGATATTCAACGAGTATCGTTAGACGCTATAGAATTTCCAATTAGTAATGCGGTTTATGATAACAAGGAAGAAATTAAATATTTTTATGAAATATTTGAAAGAATATTTTTAACATCAAATTATTCAGGTTTATTAAGAAGTAATGGTAACACCCAAGACCAAGATAAAGTAACAGATGTTATTGCTGAGGCGGAAAGTATTAATATTATTCAAAGTTTATCTAATGATAATCCTTTTATTATTAAAAAATTAAAAGAGTTTGGGGTTAATGCCGGAAATTTTGAGATATTAATGAGACATATATCTAATGATGGTACAGGTGAAAGTTGGCAAAATTTTATTAGAGGTATTTTTAATACATCTTACATTAAAAACAAAGTTAATAATTCAAGTTTTGAATTTTTAAGTCAAAACTTATTGAATGAAAATAAATCACAACCATTGGTTTCGTTACCTGGTGAAAATAATGTTGTTAATTTTATATCAAATTCAACATCAAGTAATATTTTTAATTTAACTGATACATACCCATTTACAAATTTTACTTGGGTTAAAAATGAATTGGCTAATGGTAATTCAATTTCTGATATTAAATCATCATATAATACAGCAAAAGTATTAACATATAATACTAATAAGAAAATTATATCTAATTTTTTAGATATTACTAATAATAATGATAGAAGACCATTTACTAATTTCTTATTTAATAATATAAAATCACCAATTTATTATTTTGACTTAAAATTATTTTATGAAAATAGAAGTTTTGACTCACAATTACCGACAGAAGGTAATTTAAGATATAATGACTATTCAGGGTTAGTTACGAGTAATCAAACCGTTTCAATGTTTAACACACCATATTTTGTTAATTCAATACAAGAAGGTGTAAAGAATTTTAGAAATGGTGACGAATATCCATTCGTTGCATCGGCATATCTGTTTTTAAATAGTTTACCATTATCTACACTTAGAGAAAAATATAAAACTTATTCGTCAAATTCAGTAACTGATTTAGATTATATTTTTGCTACACTTAAGAAATTTGGAGCGGTTCATAAGTTACCATACGCTTGGATATTAAAAATTGGTTCTGTTTGGAGTAGATATAAAAATTTTGTTGAAACTGGTAAAGATATTTTAGACACATCATGGTCAGGATTTAGTTATGTTCATAACTATGACCCGGTAACAAATTCACCAACAAGAAACTATAATTTGATAATAAATGGGGCTCAAATGGATATTGTGTTAGAAAAAAACACAACATTAGGTGCTGAAACATCTTCATTAATTAATACAGGTTTTTATCCATTATTAATTAATGACTTTAATGTTTTTTATCAAGGATTCCAAATATATTCAGGTTATACTGATTCGGACATTCAAAATGGATTTACTTCAGGAGTTACATTAAATTATGTGCCTGAAGCAATAATTAATATGCCTGAAGGGTTTGACCCAAATAATCCAAAAAGAGATTTGAGAGTTATTCCTTGGTCAGTTTACATTACAACATTAGATAACATTTCGTCATATATTGTACCATCACAAGGTGCGTTAATAAATCAGACAAGTAATGAGTGTATAACTGAAGAAACTAATCAATTGAAATATGAAATCACCGGTAATACTGCAATGTATAATGGTTCGGTTAGAATGTTTTGGGTTGCACCTAATTATGGGTATTTTGATATTAATAAAGTTGTTAAGCCAACACCTATAAAATATTTAAAACAAGTTTTTAACATTACGGGTGATACCAAACAAGAAAATTTCTCAATTAATGGTAAACAAGACCAATATTCCGAAATAAGTGAAATGTTTTCAGTTTTTGAAAAAGAAGTTTTAGATAGTTTTGAATCGGAATTTTTAAATTTTTCAAAATCTATATATGATTTTGATGATGAGTTTATATCAAATAGTGATACCGAAACAACCAAATCATTTAAAAATTTCCAAATGTTGATGAGAAGTTTAATGAGAATTCCAAAAGTAGGTGGTACTAACATTAATACTGAATTAGTTTCTGCGGTACAAGATTCGCAGCTAAGTGTTTTAACAAATATTTTACAATCATTTTTAAGTTACGATGTTGTTTTCAAATATGGTAATCCGGCAAACTTTGATAAGAGATTATTTTACACTTTTTCAAATAGATTACTTGCTGACCCATATACATGGAGTAAGTATTCATTTCAAACACCAACACCATTACCAACATCAGGTGGAACGGTAACGTTATCACAATCTATAACAAATTATCCTAATGAATGGAAAGCGTTACAAGTATATGTTGGTTTTTCCGAAATACCTCAATTACAATATACAAATGATGGTTCATATATAACCGATTTCTTTGTTGATTGTAATATAGATTTTAGTGTGGATAATATTAAAATATTTGCACCAATTATTAAAATATACGCAACACAAAAATTAAATGATAGTACTTTGAATTATAATAAATTTGTTACTTTAATGAATGAATACATAACTAGTACAGATAATTTTCAAAATATCATTATTAATAAATTAATGCCTAAATTACGTAAACAATTACCTGATGTTGGGAGTACACCTGATGCTGCACTTGCAACTGCATTAGAAGGTCCTCAAACAAAATTAGAATATTGGGAGGCGTTTAAAGCGTTAAACGATAAATGGATTTCAGGTAATGACTTTAAAACTAAAACACTTTTTGAAGATGTTTTATTAATGGATAGAGCAAACAGAAACATTGGGGATAAAGTATTAGTTGATGTTAATAAATTAAAATTTAGATTAACAGATATAAACCCTAAAACAAGTATGTTGACTTTTGTTCAAACAATTTTAGTTGAAAATAATTTTGTTGTTATGAACATACCTTCATACGTTAACTTTTATAATGTACAAGATGCGGTCAAAAATCCTGTTCCAAAACCGGAAGGGTCTCTTGAATTTGCTAATACAATGTTTGGTACATTTTTAAATGTTGATTATAGAAATTCTTCAGCTAAAATGGTTTGTTTTTATGCCGGTAAACCAAGTGAGCAACCGGATTTTAAAAATAATGCTAATGTAAGATTTAAAGGTGATTCTTTTGATTTAAGACGTGCTAGTGATAACCCATTAATTGAAGACCAAATAGGTAAACAAGATTGGGATAAATCTAATAAAGTTGTTGGTTTTAATGTTGATGTTGGCCCACAAAGTCAATCAATTTTTCATGGATTTCAAATAGACCAAAGTGCCGGACAAGCAACCGCAGAATCGTTACAACAAACAGATGAGTTAGTTAAACAATCTTCAGGTAAATCATCGGGAACTCAAAATATTTCATTATATAATTTATATAAAAATAGAAGTTATGCTTGTACTGTGTCAATGATGGGTAACGCTATGATTCAACCAACTATGTATTTTAATTTGAGACACGTACCAATGTTTAGTGGGGCTTACATGATTCAAGAAGTTAATCATAGTATTGGGCCTGGCACGTTTGAAACAATATTTAAGGGAATCAGACAATCTGTGTCAAATTTACCTGAAATAGATAGTTACATACAAACTTTAAAAACTAATTTATTAACTTCAATTATTGAGAAAAATAAACAAGACAAACAAGCGGCAATTAAAGAAAGTGGTACTAAACAAGATAATGTTATTAGTCAAACTAATAATACTGTTAAAGACGCGGTAGACAAACCAGCAAACAGTTCAACAGATTACCCAAGTTGTACACCAATAAGTAATTATGGAAAATATGATAAAGTTGATTCTCCAACAACAACTAAATCTAAATATAAAGACTCTATTAGTACAATTATTACTCAAACCGCTGACCAAAAATTAAGGTATTTAGTGTTTGCAACAATTTATTTGGGGTCATCAAATGGAACTGAATTGGAAACAAAAGAAAACAACTATTCAGGTGTTGATTTATTACAAAATTGGGGTCAAACAGGTGTTTCTTATTTTAATCCACAATTTTATTGTAATTCAAGTAATGTACCATATGCGATTTTTTCAGATTTGTCTAAACATGTTGAATTTTTAATTGCGAGATTTAGTGGTAAAATTAGTTTATTACCTGATATAACCGCAAAAGAAATTGTTAAATTTTATACATTATATTTCTCGGCAAATCAAAAAAATATTGATGTTTATAACAAATTGGTTCAAGATAATCCTAGTCAATTAAGTCAAATGGAAACTAGTGTTCAAAAATCTATTGATTTATTTAAAACCGGTAGTGGAAATGTAAGTGGTACTCCACCACCTAATACACCACCAAAAGCCACAACTGATGAAGAAATTTTTGCAAATAGTAAAAAATTTAGTAAAGCGACTATAGAAAATATTGACATATATAATAGTCAACTTAGGGGTGATTTTGTTATTGATTATGAAGATGAATTATTAACACAAAACTATCCTGCTAAATTATATATTGTGGGAGGTATTGATAAAGTAGAAATTGGTAGTTTTACCATAGAACCAGACAAAAATAAAAATATTGGTGCATTTGTTTCAGTTCCTAACATTAGAGCAATTTTAGAGGAAGCTCGAAATGATAAGGAATATACATTTACTTTGGTTGTAAAAGTTAATGCTTTTCCAAATATTAGTTATTCATTTCAATATGTTTTCACACCAATAAAATGTCCTGATGAGGATTTTGGAGCTCGTAAAGTGATTGAAGTCAATTTGTGGAAAAAAGTTAAGGATAATATTTGTTGTAAATGTTATAGTCAACCATATACAGGTTCTGAAATTATTTGGGATAGTAAACCATGTTCTAGAAACGGAACAACATGTTAAATTAAGTTTTTTCAAAATAAAAGATATTTATAAATAAAAGATTATGGACACAAAATTAATATTAGACAACTATTTAGGTAAAAATACCAGAAGTACCGAAAAAGATTTGGGGGATGGTTCTAAACAAGTATGTGATTTAGACACTGGAGATTGTTATACTATCAGAATGAAAGATGGTTTAATTGAAAGAGTTGATAACACATTAAACAAAAATAAAAAAATTCAAGTTGAAACTTTAACAGGTGTAAAACAACTATTAAACGGTTAATAACATGAAAAAAATAGACAATCAAATTTTAGAGGAAATTGCTAGATATAATTCTATCAATCAATATATTGTTGAACAAGATGCTACGTTACCTCCTCCACCTGGTGAAGTTGACCCAAACGCAGCTCCGGCTCCTGATGCAGGATTAGCTCCTGAAACGGCTCCACCGGCAGACCCAAATGCTGCGATTGCCCCACCGGCTCCGGCAGGACCTCAACCGGTTGATGTTGCGACTGACCCGGATGTGGAAAAAATTGGTGATGATGAAAAATCAGAATCAAAAACGGAAGAAATGGATATTACTGATTTAGTAAAATCACAGAAAAAAGTTGAAGAGAAACAAGAAGAGTATTTTAATAACTTATTCCAACATTTAGATAATTTAGAAACTAAATTAGGTGAAATGGATGGTATCATGACTAAATTAAATGATTTAGAAGCTAAAGTTGAAAAATACAGAGAAAAAACTCCTCAAGAAAAATTAGAATTAAGAACATTAGATTCAGGTCCTTTCAATCAAAAATTAAGTCAATTCTTTGATGATAAAGAGGAGGATATGGAAAAAACAGGAAAAAATGAATATGTTTTAACTCAAGACGAAGTTGAAGATTATTCACCAAATGAGATTAAAAAAACCTTCAGAAATTTTGAAGACGAAGTAAATCCATTTAGACAAGTAAGATAATTTTAACGGTCTTCGGACCGTTTTTTTTACAAAACAATTTGACAAACACACGGCTGACACTTATACTTTAATAAACCTTTAAATATTTTAAACACTATGGCGACAAATTCATTAGACGCAGTTTTGGCTCAATACGAGCAATCAAAACAAGGTAGTTCTTCTTCTACCTCAAAATTTACACAAGAAGAGAGAATGAAAAAATACTTCGCGGCAATCCTTCAAGACAAGGAAACTCAAGGGCAACGAAGATTAAGAATCTTACCAACTACAGATGGTTCAACCCCATTTAAAGAAGTTTGGTATCACGAGATTCAAGTAGATGGAAAATTCCAAAAATTTTATGACCCGGGAAAAAACGACAACGAACGTTCACCTTTAAATGAGGTTTACGAAGAACTTCGTTCAACCGGAAAAGAATCTGACAAAGAGTTAGCTAAAAATTATTTATCACGTAAATTTTACATTGTGAAAGTTATTGATAGAGATAACGAGGCAGACGGTGTTAAATTTTGGAGATTTAAACACAACTACAAAAATGAAGGAATTTTAGATAAAATTATTCCTATTTGGAGAAATAAAGGTGATATTACTGACCCGGTAACAGGTAGAGATATCATTTTAGAATTGACTAAAGCTAAAACTCCAAAAGGTGCATTTTACACAGTAATCCAAACAGTTATGTATGATGACGCGGCTCCTGTTCATGAGGACAAAGCAACTGCTGACGGATGGGTTAACGATGAGTTATCTTGGGAAGATGTTTACTCTAAAAAACCTGTTGAGTATTTAGAAGCTATCGCAAGAGGTGAGACTCCAAAATGGAACTCTGATAAAGGTGGTTACGATTATGGTAACTCTGATTCTGATGAGATGTCATTTGGTGGTTCTAAACCATCTGCTCCGATTGACCCACAAGCGGGTGATGAACCGGAAGATGATATGCCTTTCTAATCAAAAAAAATATAGACATATTACTTGGACACTAGGTCTTACTTGGTGTCCAACTTGTCTAAAAAAACTAAAAAAATTAAATTAATTAGAGATATGGCAATTAAAAAACATGATTTCAAGTCCATTAAGGACAAATTCTCTACATCTGCAAAATACAAACCACAAAGGTTCTTTGATTTAGGTCCTGACTTTTTGGATGCTGTTGGTATTCCGGGTCCGGCTATTGGACATTTAAATATGTTCTTGGGTCATTCCGATACAGGTAAAACCACAGCTTTAGTTAAATGTGCGGTTGATGCTCAGAAAAAACAAATATTACCTGTATTCATTATTACGGAACAAAAATGGTCGTTTGAACATGCTAAACTTATGGGTTTTGAGTGTGAAGAAATGGTTGATGAAGAAACAGGTGAATTAGAATGGGACGGGTTCTACATCTTCAATAATAACTTCAGTTATATTGAACAAATTACTGACTACATCAACTCTTTATTAGATGCTCAAGAGAAAGGTGAATTAGATTATAGTTTATTGTTCTTATGGGATTCTGTTGGTTCAGTCCCTTGTAAAATGACTTATGAAGGTAAAGGTGGAAAACAACATAATGCTGCTGCATTAGCTGATAAAATTGGAATGGGAATTAATCAAAGAATTTCAGGAAGTCGTAAAGCGGATTCTAAATATGAGAATACTTTGGTTATTGTTAACCAACCTTGGGTTGAACTTCCGGATAATCCATTTGGACAACCTAAAATTAAAGCTAAAGGTGGTGAGGCAATTTGGTTAAACTCTTCATTAGTATTCCGTTTTGGTAATGAGAAAGGTGCGGGAACAACAAAAATTACTGCGACTAAAGATAAGAGAACTATCAAATTTGCTGTGAGAACTAAAATTTCAGTAATGAAAAACCACATCAATGGATTAGGTTATGAGGATGGTAAAATTATAGTAACACCTCATGGATTCTTGGCAGGTAAAGAGACTACAGAAGAAAAAGCTTCAATTGAGAAGTACAAAAAAGAATACTCTGAATATTGGAAAAACATCATTGGAACAGATGGTGATTTTGATTTGAAAGAAGTAGAAGAAAAAGATTAGTAACGAATACAAACAAAACAAGTGGTTAAAACCCTATTAGTGGACGGCAATAATTTAGTAAAGATTGGCTTTCACGGAGTAAAAGATTATTATCATAAT